GCGCGGGCTCCATGATTTATGTAAAGCTTAATTTGGGCGATGTGGAATTGGCGCAGAAAGTACTGGTCACAAAGGTGGTTCATACATTTTCTAACCAGGCGCACATGATGGACTTGACGCTGAAAGGTGGGGTAATCAATGATCAATGATGAATTGCCGAATGTATTGAAATCTCTTGTCGCACAGACCGTGCGCGGAATGAATCCGTCTGATTTCGTTCTGGGCGAAGTCATATCTGAAGCACCTTTAGTCATCCGTGTAGGAAAGAATGAACTGGATGAAGATTTTTTGATACTTTCCGATAATGTCCGTGATTTTGAAGTAGATATTGAAGTCAACCACATTACTGAAAAACGGGCAGGCGGCGGTGGATACGCAGAGTATGCCAGCCATGACCACGGTTATAGAGGGAGGAAGAAGATCATTATCTATAACGGATTAAAAATCGGAGAGAAAGTCGTCATGATACAGCAGTCCGGCGGACAGCTGTTTTTTGTTGCTAATCGTGTATACAACCATTCTGAGGTCCACGGGCAATGGGGGTGATTAAATGAAACTATTACCTGAAGAATTTAACAACGTGTCCATTGCCGGCAGCCAGACACGCATGCCGTCTAAAACTTATCGAATGAATATTGAAGAGGAAACGGTGTCAGGAATAATAACAGACGGCTTAGAAGCTGTGCGGCAAGCCGTCTATAAGATCTTAAACACAGAACGGTATAAACACATCATTTATTCTTCAAATTACGGTGTGGAACTTGCCGATCTATTTGGTAAACCTATGCCCTATGTTATCCCTGAAATTCCGCGCCGGATAGAAGAGGCACTGCTGGTAGATGACCGTATCAACAAAGTAGACGGCTTTGATTTGCAATATGATAAACAGGGAAACGTCAAATGTTATTTTGTAGTTCATTCTATTTTTGGGGATATCGAGATGGAAAGGAGTGTGAAGGTAAGGAATGTATGAGGATCAGACAAGCCAAGTCATAGAAAAGAGAATGCTGGATGCCGTTAGCTCCGCAGTTGATAAACGGGAGGGCAGTATTATACATGATGCAACGATTCCGGTATCGATCGAACTTGAACTGATGTATGCCGCACTGGATTGGTTTATGAAAAACACATTTGGTGATACGGCAGAGCGTCAGTTTTTGATTGAGCGTGCTTTGGAACGAGGACTTGTGCCGTATAAAGCAACAAGGGCGGTCGTACGTGGGATATTTACTCCGGGGACGTTGGAAATACCAATTGGGCATCGATTTTCCTGTAACGGAATCAATTATGCGGTAACGGAAAAGTTAAAAGCCGGTAGTTATCTACTGCTCTGTGAAACTGCAGGTGTTTCCGGAAATAAGGAAGCGGGAATGCTTGTGCCGATTGATAATTTACCAGATCTGCAGTCTGCAAAGATTGAAGCGCTGACTGTCCCCGCAATTGATGACGAAGATACGGAAGTGTTCCGGCAACGGTATTTAAAAAGTTTTGAAACGCAGGCATATGGTGGGAATATTGCGGATTATAAAGAAAAGGTACTATCTATTGCCGGTGTGGGCGGCGTCAAAGTGTACCCGGTCTGGAACGGCGGAGGCACGGTTAAAGTCGTATTTTGCACATCCGAATTTAAATCGCCCGACAGTGAATTTGTGGACAAAGTGCAAGAAATATTAGATCCGGTTCCTTATCACCAGAAAGGCGTCGGTGTAGCGCCGATAGGACATTATGTAACAGTAGCAGGGGTAACGGAAAAAACAATTAACATTAAAGCAAAAATTTCTGTAAAAAGTGGGTTTGTATTGAGTGATATAAAACCGAAAGTCACAGAAGCGATCAATGACTATCTGAAAGAGCTTAATCGAGGGTGGAAAAATACACAGACTATATCGGTTAACGAGTTTACGAATATAGGACTTATCATCCGTGTGTCTAAGATAGAAAGCTGTATTTTAGATGTAACCGGCGTTCTCGATGTGGAAGAAACTACTATTAATGGATCAAAACAAAACCTGCAGCTGGGAGTTGATGAATTTGTTAAATTGGGGGAGGCTGACGTATGAGTAATAATTTACGGGATAGCCTCAAATTGCGGGAAGCAAATATTAGACATTATTTCCCTGATGTGCTTGTTAATGCGGTAGAGTTTAAAGAATTTGCAAAAACGGTAGATCCAGAGATGAATTGTATTATTGGGCTGCTTGTTGAAAAAGCTCTAAATACTTTTGTCTTTGATCTCGATGAAGATGGAGCGACACGGTGGGAAGATATGCTGAAACTGACACCGAGAAGTGCGGATACTCTGGATGATCGGCGAATGGCGATTCTTGCTAAAATTACACCAAATACGCCATACACGTATAGGAAACTGGAAATTCTGCTGGATGGTATTTGCGGCGAAGGGAATTACAGTATCAATCTAAAACACAATCAATATTACGTAAAAATACTGATTGCATTAGGCGTTAAAAGACAAAGACAAACTGCAGAATATATGCTCCGATGTATATTGCCCGCAAATCTAACAATTGAAATAGATCTGATGTATAACCGTCACATAGATCTGAAACGATTTACTCATGGAAGAATGAAAGAATTGATGTATACTCATCATGATTTAAGAGCGGAGGTACTGGCAGATGCCTAATTACACAAAAACGATAAACCTTGAAAAGCCTTTGCAAACGGAAGTTTACGATGTGGATAAACGGAATGCAAACTGGGATAAGATTGATAAAGCCATCAAGAAAGACCGGGACGATGCAGATACTCATGCCGCAGATCCCAACGCCCACGCAAATGGGATATCTGGTAATGCTGCCAGTGCTACGAAAGATAGTGAAAACAATATTATAGCGAAAACATACAGAAAGAAAACTATTAGTGACAGTATTACAAATGCTGATTTTAATCTATTGACAGAGGCAGGAGTCTATCAAATCGATGCAGGGGAATTAAAAAATGCCCCTGAATCTGTGTACCGATGGGGTGCGTTAATTGTTGAGACAGCCGGTTTCTGCATTACACAAACATATGTAACGCATCATCCGGAAGTTAATGGTATTTTTGTCCGTTTTTGGAGAGAGAATTCTTGGGGGAATTGGGGAAGACTTGCATACAGTTCGAATATTCCGACTAAAATAAGTTCTTTCGAGAATGATTTAAATTATTACAAATCTGGCGTATTATTCCCTTTTTCTTATGATAATGAAATAAATTTTGACCACGATGTGGAGAACGTCGTTTTTGGACATCGAGGACATAAAGTGTCTGGTGCTTATGTTTTCCGGAACGGAAATGGTCAGCTTGCTCCGACAATGGCGTCTACTCATTTCGATGCACAGAATAATGTTTCAGAACATATCGTTTCTAAAAATTTAGATCATAACGGCTATATAAAATATGCGAGCGGATTATTGGTACAGTGGGGTGCTAATGAGCACGGATGGGTGACATTCCCAATAGCGTTTAATTCTTTTCGGAAAATAATAACAAACCATCAAGGTGCTGCTTATTTTAATTCGCGTGCTATTGAGTACAATTCATTAACAGGATTTACGTTGTCTGTGCATAATAATTCGGGAACAGGTCAAGATGCACAGTGGATTGCGATAGGAGTGTGAGATTTATGACTGATTTAGATATAAATAGTAAGCCTTTGTATGTCTCCGCTTACGGTAAAGATGGACGAAGAATAACTTCTTATGTTGTAGGTATTCACGGCGATAATATAGAAGCAATAGAAGATAAACTAAAAAAAGAATACCCCAATTCTTTTATCATTACGCAGACTGCTAAAGAATGGCGAGAGGCAATTGCTATGAATCTTGTTTACTTAGATGGAGCATTAAAAGAGTGTCCACCAATATCTGAGAAAGAGCAGAGACAGACAGAACTCAATACCTTGGATAGAAAATACGCGGATAAACTAAGTAATATTGAACTCGAAATGGCAAAAGCAAAAGCGATTGAAGATGAGGATCTATACACTGAGTTAAAAGAAGAGCGAGAAGCATTGATAAACGAATACGCAGAAAAGAGAGGGGAAATCTAAATGGAACGTTGCTTTTTGTGTCACCGGAAAATGGATAAAAAAACAGGACTTTGTACAAATAAGAAATGCATCCGGAGCAAACCACTGAAAGAAAAGCCTGAAAATAAGACGG